ACCGCGTCCGGCAGTCGTGGCGATCACGGTCAGGCTGTCACGCACCTTGGCTGCACCACTGCGCAAGGCTTCCCAAAGGTCGCGGCCTTTCCAGATGTGGATTTCGTCGATCAGCGTGAATGTGGGTGTCAGGCCATGCGCAGCACCGCCATCAGATGACAAGGCGCGCAGCGTGACGTTCTCAGCGTTGAATACGATCTGCTTGGCGCTGTTGAAGGCGTCATAGATGCGCGTTGCCGCGATCAGGCGCTTGTCCATGCGCACAATATTTGCGGCCTCACGAAAGCCGATCCCAGCTTGATCACGATCCGCAGCGGCAAACAGCACCTGACCGGCTGGCACCCGCTCGGGGCCGATGGTGTGCAGCAACGCAAGCGCTGCGGCAAGGCTGGTCTTGCGGTTGCCGCGTGGCACCAGAAAGAACACGTTTTGCACAATCCTACGCCCGTCCGGGTGCCTGGGGCCATAGATGCGCCGCACGATCCGCTCTTGCCACGGTGCAAGCTGGAAGGCACCGCCCGGTGCGTCGCTGTTTGGATGCCGCAATCGGCGCAGAAACTGAACGGCTCTTTCGCCGTATCCAAGCGGATCGGCTATCGGGCTGTTGTCGTAAATCCAGGCTGGATATGACACAGAAGCTACCAACAGGTTACCCCTATCAACTTCTGAAAATTTTCTCTATCTCCATCAAGATTCAAAGCCAAGGAAATGTCTAAATGCGAAAACCGATTTTTGCTGTATGTATGCTGTTTATCTCCAGCTCTATCGCGTTCGCTCAAGAAGATCGAAAGTCTATCTATGACGACATGAGCTTGTGTGCACTTCTTGCACAACAAGCATCCGATAATGTTGGAGCCTACATACCTTTCAATTACGAGCAGTTCGCTAGCAACTATTCGCATTTCGTGGGTGAGGAAATTCCCGACACTGATATAGCTTTTAAAACAATAGCATACACGTATACTACTATTATGGCAGTTTTTCGGAACGCAGATCTGCGAGATAAGTCGGCAGAGATCGATGCGTTCAAGATGTCTTACCGCTACTGCCAAGAGCTTTCGGGCTTCTGAAAGCATGCGCACCAAACTAAACTGCCAGCGGGTTGTCATCATCTGAACTTTCGTCGAAGTCGCATCCAATACGCGTACGGCTTACCGGTGACAATCCATACTCAGCCGCAAGCTGGCGCGCAGTTTGCGCCGCCCGGTTCTGCACTCCGAAGAGTTTTGCGTCGATGTTTGCGGCATTCATGGCGCGGTTCGTTTCGATCTCGCGCACCACACCGATCATCATGCAGTAGTGTTCCACGCCTGCAAGATCAGCCTTGGTCAGCACCCGGTCTTTGATCAACCGCGGCATTATGCGTTTCCACTCAGCCGCGGCATAGGTGCTGAAATACTCTGGCACTGGCGGCGCTTTGGTCAGGGCGTCCTTGCTGGTCTTGGCTTGCGGTTTCACGCCGCGCAGGTGTGCGCTCATGGTTCGTTCACCCCGTTGACGCAGTGCAGTTCAAGCGCCAACCGATCCAGCGGCACGATCCGCACAATGCGATAGGTCTGGTTAACATGGATCACACGCATATCCGCGTTGATCCAGTCCACTACCCAAATGCGAAACACGTTGCGTGTTTCGGTGCGTTCAGTGCCGGTCAGGAACGTCTCTGCGCCTTCTTGCACCAGTTCAGCCCGCAAAATCTGTTCTGGTATCCAGCTCAGATGAACCGCACCCGAAGGCAGAACCGTTTCCAGCCTGCTTTCAAGTGTGATGCGCTCACGCAAAGCCCCTGCCCTGATCATGCGCGCCACCGGATCACAGCTTCGATCTCAAGAACGCCGTGGGTAAACGCCAGCTCCGGCTGTGGGTCGCGCAACCAGATCAGGCGCGGCTGGTCTAGCTGGTCGATGCTAAACCCGTCTTGCTCGTCTGCCATGCCGATCAATGCACGGGATACGGCAAACCCGATGGCCT